ACGTAGACATCATGTCTCGGAAAGTTTGATCCTCGTCCGGACCCCAATAAGGATCGTCATCTTTGCCAGTGGGCGCTACACCCGTGGGCACATCTTGCTTGGCAATATAGTTCTTGTCACCAAAGGTAACACGATCACCTTCGAAGTATGCAGTGTCTTTGCCCCAAGGACCAAAGTAGTTGGTCTGATCCTCGGGTTGATTAAGTATCTGTGCAAATTCTTGACTGTCTACCAAGGGTTCGCACTTGACGCGCCATAAGTGCGGATACCAAGTGGGACTAAATCCTTCGGCCGCATTGGCTGTGTCCTGCACCACATAATATCTTTTGAGACTAGTCTTGACTTCGTCGTAATTTAATGGATAGAACTCACGAAGATAAGGCATTTCAATAACATCACCCGACATCAGCAGTCGACCCAGGGTATTGACGCAGTCGGTTTTGTGTACGGTACAGAACAGTGTGTCGTTGTTGAGGAATAGGCCAAACTGTGTGAGATCAAAATCAATGTTCTGCATGGTATGATGCATACGCAGTCTATACACTGTGGTATCATACTTGCGATCTCTGTTTTCTAAGTACAGCAAGTCTTGGATGTTGTTGACACTTTGATTTAAGTAATCAGGTTGCGTGGCATCATTGCTGGTGCCCTGATTGATAGGCCCCACGTACTTGTGTATCAATACCGTGGCACAGCCCACAGTGAATTGTTCTGAAATCCTGCGGTCAAACCATTTGTAGTCGTTGGTAAAATTCTCGCGGTAAAGACTGAGTTTGGGCATAATAGATATTTAGCGGTTTTTTGGTAGCCCAGTATTTGATCAAATATTCGTTTTCGTGTAATATCATGCTATGACACAATTGGTAATTCAAAAAGCAGAAGATTGGAACAGTGTAGAAGCCCTGCTACGCCAATATTTACGGGGTCTGGAGCAGGGCTCCGACGGACACCGCATCATCAGGGCCATAGATCATCTTATAGCCGAACTCAGCAATATCGAAGTAGAACAGCGTAGACTGCACAGGGTTTTACCAAAACATCAAGAATTGGTTGACAAAATAAACACTAATCTGTTAGAATTAGAAAAGCATATATTCTTGGCTAAATTAAGCAAAAAGTGAGGCAATCAATGGTCAGAACCAGTACATCAAAATCCGCAGCCATAAAACTGCTGAAACCGCGAGACGGTGATCTTAAAAATGTTGGCGCAGAACCCGAATGGAGAATCCAGCCCGAGGATGACAAACGTGCATCTGCCGTGTTACACGCCATCAATTGGTATAACTACAATTTCCAACGCAAAGACAGCAAAGAATTTCTGCTGGATTATCTAGAACGTAATGGCCGCGCCGCAGAAGCCAAGCGCATTAAAGGTGTCAGTGACTATGAATTCAAACACGTGACAGGTTGGCTGGCTCGCATGACCACAGTGGGTCTGCAACTAAGTGAGCACGAAGAACTGCATGTCAGCACAGAAATCAATCGTCTCAAAGCACTGAAAGAACAGATAAAGAAAGAGGTCAAAGACGAAGAAATAGTCAAACCCAATATACAGGATCGGCTGCGCGACAAAGCCGTGGAAGCCGCTGGTGAATTAGAAGCCATGTACGATGATTTCTGTACAGCCGCTGAAGTGAAACTAAATCTTAACAACCACAAGCCCATGACCATCATACGCGGTATGAATGTTCAACCCACGCACATCAATCAAGTGCGCGATCCTTTCGCCAGCAAGGTCCAAGAACTGACAGAAGTGCTGGAAGGTAAAGATGCTCAGTTGGTCGAGGGCTACAGCCGTTGGGGTAAAAACGAACTGAAACAGATGCTGAAGTTTTGCGAGTTGGTGGTAGCCGACTGCGACAGTTATGTGCAGATTAAAAAAGTAGAACGCAAACCCAGGGCTAAGAAAAAACAAACGCCGGATCAGATAGTTCGTAAATTGAAATACCTACAGTCGTTCCCAGAGTTGAAATTAACTTCGGAGCCCGCTACTAAACTAGCAGACTGCAGTGAGTTTTACACTTACGACACAACCAAACGCAAACTACAACATTATGTGGCAGACTCTCACGTGGGCTCCATGACGGTGAAAAACAACACCATAATCGGGTTTGATGCCAATCTAAGTGTCAGCAAAACTCTACGGAAACCAGCGGATCAACTGAAGGCATTGTTTGCGGGTGGCAAGCCCGGTGCTCGCAAGTATTTTAAAGATATCAAAGCCACAGAAATCAAACTCAACGGGCGATTCAACGAAAATCTCATAATCCTTAAAGTTTGGTAAACTAAGGTCTGAGGTATCCAGCCCTGTGCTAAATACAGCACAGGGCTTTTTTATGAGTGATACACTGACCAATCTTAAATCCAAAGTATTTGACTATGTCAATACCCGCTTGGGCGGCAATTTAGTTGATGTAGAACTCAATGCTCCAGACTATGAAGTGGCCTATGAACAAGCGATTTTGACCTATAGACAACGTGCTCAAAACGCCTACGAAGAAGCTTACAACTTTATTACCCTGCAGAGTGATCTGACACATTATACCTTGCCGCAGGAGATCTACAATGTACGGCAGATCTTTCGCAGGACCATAGGATTTGCCCAGGGTCCATTCAGTCAGAGTTTTGATCCTTTCAGCAGTGCCATCATGAACACTTACCTGCTGAACTTTAACTATTCTGGCGGTCTGGCCACTTATGATTTCTACACCCAATATGTAGAGCAGGCCGCACGTATGTTTGGTGGATTTATCAACTATACCTACAATCCTGTGACCAAGGTTTTACATATCATAAACTATCCCAAAGGCGAAGGCGAAGTTATTTTACTTTGGTGCGATCAGATGCGACCTGAAATACAACTGCTGAGTGACTATCGTATACTGCCTTGGATCCGTGATTATACCTATGCTGTGTGCAAACAGATCATTGGCGAAGCACGCGAAAAATTCAATTCAATCGCCGGTCCAGGCGGCGGCACCACACTCAACGGCCAACAACTCAAAGCAGAAGCCAAAGAAGACATGGCCAAGTTAATCGATGATCTACAGAAGTATGTAGATGGCAGTCAACCTTATTATTGGGTACAAGGTTAAACTGCGTCAAATATTCTTGCCTAAAAATTTGCAGACTCTCTAAAAGTATTATAAAATACATATATGCAGGGAGGCAGCAGTGGTAGAGAAAAAAATTCCTAAATTATTTGAACGCATTGGCATATCAGCCAATGCCAACGTTGCTACAGATCAAGCAGCAACGCCAGTTATGTCACCAAAGCCCAAGGCACCGCCTCCGCCGAAGGGACCTAAAAACTCCCGGGGTTTTGGTGGCAGCCAGGTACGCAGAACCAGCGGCAGGGGGCGATAATGTCTAAAAGAATCATTGGCGTCTGTGGCCTCATTGGCTCAGGCAAAGACACCATCGCAGACTATCTAGTAAACATACATCAATTCCGCAGAGAATCCTTTGCCAACAGTCTTAAAGACGCAGTGGCCGCTGTGTTTGGCTGGAACAGGGAAATGCTAGAAGGGCGTAGCAAAAGCAGCAGAGAATGGCGCGAATGTGTGGATCCCTGGTGGGCAGAAAGATTGGGCATACCGCATTTGACTCCTCGTTGGATCCTACAGTATTGGGGTACAGAAGTATGCCGCAAGAGTTTTCACGATGACATCTGGATCGCCGCTGTAGAGCACAAATTAGAGAAATCTCAAGATGATATCGTTATCAGCGACTGCAGATTCCCCAACGAAATCAAAGCTATCAAACAGCAGGGCGGGCTGGTAATTCGCGTGAAACGCGGTGCTGACCCCGAGTGGTACAGGCACGCCGAAGCCCTAAACGCCGGTCCCAGGCACATAGGTTGGGCACTTAGCAAATCAAAAATGGAAGATTACAAAATCCACCCCAGTGAAACATCCTGGATCGGCAGCGATTTTGATCATGTGATTGACAACAACAACTCCTTGGATGAGTTGTACTGTCAGATCGATGCTTTACTCAACGTCGTCGCCGCGACGCCAGACACTCTTGTCCCAGCTTAGTTCTACTGCGCAGTTATGACACACTGTGCGTAGATTATGCAGTTGGCAGTGATTCAAATTCCCATCTAAATGATAGACCATGAGTTGTCGTGCTATTTTGGCACGGAACCCGCATAGGTCACAGGCTTTTTTTAGTTTATATCCTTGGTCTGCCCATCTAGGAGTCTGTGCCGGTAGTTTTTTATGGCGGCGTTCACACTCAGTGCATCTACTGCGATACACACACTTGTCGTTGCGGTAATAAGCAATGGCTCGGGGTCTGCGCTCGCAGGCTTTGCACATGGGTCTCATACACATATTTACAGCAAAACCTACTTAGTAGGTTGCCATAACCAGCCAGATTTGGCACAAAATAATAAATAGAACATATGAAACCCTTGTACTTTACAGTTTATAAAACTACTAATTTAATCAACCAAAAATGCTATATTGGTAAACACAAGACCATGGACATCAA